TTTACGACAGTGACTACACAGCTGTCCCGCTAACATGGATGGTCAACGTTGTAGTCATCGAAAAAGGTCATCTCCCAGCGGATGAGGCTCAAAACGTGCTGAACAGTTTCATCTCTGGCAAGCGTCGAGCCGTCCAGTTCAGACGGCGTCAATGGAGGAGCGTGAACAGTGAGTAGCCGCATTAAAAAGGCGTTAACAAGAAGGCTAACGGTTAAGGGTCCTCGTGGCAAAAGGCACATTGAGGTTGAGCCAAACGACAACATAGTGTACCTCGTAACATTCTCAATCTACGCTCTCATTGGCTTAATGGCGCTGCAGATCTTCCACATGATATGTTTTAAGTCATGGAACTCCGAAGTCTTCTCTGCTATTTCAGGGTTGATTGGCACCGTCACGGGCATATTCATCAGCCAGAGAGCGTGAAAAAATTTTTTCTCGAAAGGGATTTAAAATGAGCTCTGTTCACTCTGAAAAGCTTGGAAATAAGTCCGTTCGGATTCAAAACCCCCCCATAAGACACCCACAATACACCTTCACAGTCGCCTTGCGATTCACGATAAAGCCAACTAAGGAGCGAGAGAAATACGTGGAACTTTTGAATAAAATGATCAAGCGAGTGGAGAAGATCATAAACTCCAGGAAAACAAAGACCAAGCAGCGGCTAAGAGCCATGCAGGTTCTCACCGATTTAATCAAGACAAGTTATGGCATGGTCCGCGACGTGGAGATTGATGAGTTTGAGCGAGAAGTTGCGACGCTTGAGGAAGAAAGTGGCCAAACTTAGGCGTGAACGAGAGCGACAAGCTGAACCTATTAACATCCCAGAGGACTCTGTTGAGTTTTTCAAAAAAATTTTACACATCCCACCCTATCCATACCAAGCCGAATTTTTGCGAGATTCAGCACCTCTGAAAGTTTTGCGTTGGTGCAGGCGAGCGGGTAAAACAACAGTCATGTCTGGTGACGACCTATATTTTGCCGCACGTAACCCAAACTCAAGAATTATCGTAACTATGCCTAAGTGGCAACAGGTCAAGGAAATCTATTTTCAGGGAGAGGGCGGGCTTCACCAGCACTTAGCCCGCATGGATAAAGACGTGTATGAAAAGCTGATTTATGATGAGTTGCAAACGATAATCCGCTTCAGAAACAAATCAGTGATTCTTGCTGAGACTCCGGAACCATTCACAATTCGTGGTCATGGCCCGAGAAAAATTTCGATAGATGAATTGAACTTCATCCGGAAGGATCGAGACCTCTGGTTAAGCGCGCTTTTGCCCATGACGTTAACGCGAACTGTTTACATCAATGTTGCAAGCACCCCATGGAACAAAGACAGCATATACCATGCGATGTGTTTTGACAAAAACTTTAGGATGTTTAGTGGCAACAAATATGAACATGATCCGCCACGCTACCTGCGAATCTGGAAGGATGTTTTGAAGCCTCACGGTCCCTTGGACCGTAAACAAGTTGAAATTATGCGGGAGCAATACGCCGGAGATCCTTGGCGATGGAAACGGGAAATGGAATGCGCTTTTGTATCTGATGAAACCGCCTTCCTTCCATCCAGCTTAATCATTAAATGCCAAAGCGAGGAATTAGAGCTCGTTGACTTTGAAGAATCCATAACGGGCAATTTTTACATTGGCTGGGACCTAGGCAGAGAAAGAGATCACGGTGTAGTTTCAGTCATCGACAAAAGGGCGGATGTTCGCTCTCTGGTGCATTGTAAACAGTTCAAACTTGGTACTCCATACGTCACCGTCATGGCATACATCAAGTCTATCTGCGACCGATGGAAAACCGTCCGCGCCGTTTATTATGATCACACTGGAACCAAGGGAATCGACGAGCAAATTGAGAAAGCTGGGTTCCCTGGACTTCGAGGCGTAGACTTCACTAAACCAACCAAACATGGAATGGCCATGACGCTTAAACAGCTCATGATGACTCCTCGCAAAGCGGATGTGGGGCTACTACCTGAAGATGCACGAAGACGATTTGAACTACCTTTTGATCAGGATGTTCAAGCGGAATTAAACATTGTACAATGGGAACAAAGCCCAGGCAGCGAAATCTACACCTTTAGTCACCCGGAAGGAAGCCATGATGACCGCTTCTGGAGCATCTGCCTCGCTGTAGTAGCCTCAATGCCTGAAAAAGCTCCTTCGAGGCTGGTAAGGGCGTATTAGTGATGAGACGTAGAGAGCTTCAGGATTTTGAGATCCAGAGGTTTGCTCGGATCTGGGATAAGCGAGAAGGAAAGTTCACCTATAACATATCATATAAGACGAAAACTGACATAACGCCTCGAACAATCAAGGTTTCAGAAGCGTTTGGCTTAGGCGTCGACAATTTTCAGGAGCATGTTCTTTACGAAGATGTAGAGTTGAAAATTGGTTCCACAGACATTGTACTTATCACAGGTAGCAGTGGCTCAGGAAAGTCCGTGCTTCTCAGAGCTTTTAAGAAGGATCTGGGACCAGAAGCCATTGACATGGCTGGGGTGGAATTCGAACCCACTAAACCCTTGATTGACACGGTGGGAGAAACATTTGAGCAGGGACTTGAGCTTCTGAGCAGGGTGGGGCTCAATGATGCCTTCCTATTTGTACGTCGCTACAACCAGCTCAGCGACGGCCAGAAATATCGCTACCGCCTTGCAAAGCTGATTGAGTCGGGTAAGCAGTTTTGGATTATGGATGAGTTTGCGTCAACGCTTGACAGGGATACGGCGAAAATAGTGGCTTTTAATGTGCAGAAGGTTGCGAGGAAGATGGGCAGAGCTGTTATAGCAGCTACAACTCACACAGACCTTTTCAATAATCTGAGGCCTTCAGTTCACATTCACAAACGGTTCGGTAAAGAGATCCAAGTCAACTATTTTCCGAATGAAATCAACAAAACCTGTTCCTTAACTAAGGAGATGTACGTCGCAGAAGGGTCTATTGAGGACTATCATAAACTCTCGGGCTTTCATTATCGAGACAGCAGACGGGTAGCCGCAGTTTACAAGGTTTTCGTTTTGAAGCGTGGAGACGAAGTCTGCGGCGTCATTCTGTACAAGTACCCAGGCTTAGCATGCCAAGGCAGAAAGGAAGCTCTTGGCAAAGTGTTAACCATCAAAGAACTGAATCGAGACTTAACAACCATCGCCCGTGTGGTAGTCCATCCAAAATACCGCACCATAGGCCTCGGCACCAAACTTGTCAAAGAAACCCTGCCTCTTGTCGACAAGCCTTACGTCGAAATGATCGCTGTCATGGCGAAGTACAACCCCTTCGCAGAGAAAGCAGGAATGAAGAAAATCCTGGAAAGCAAGCCCAACCCAGCGGTCCTCGAAGCCGTAGAAAAATTGAGAAAGTTAGGCTTTAACCCTGTTTTCCTTTCCTCGGAAAAATACAACATGCACCAGCTACAGGCTCTTAGATCGGTTAGTCAAGCGAAAACAATCCTCAAGGACCTTTCCAAGGCGGTGGGGATCTACCGCAAACGCTTATGGTCCAGTTCCCAAGCGTACATGCAAAAAGAAGAGTTCAACAACCGAGTTGATAAGGCTGGCGTTGAGAAGCTGGCTAAGATGCTTCGCATCCTCGGCTTCCTAACACAAACAAAAGTTTACCTATTCTGGAAAAAACATCAGTCTTAGCGTTCTCTCTCCTGGTTAAAACCTTAAAGGTATTTATTGTTCTGCCGGCACACTTTGTTAAGGGAAATGACATGTCTGAGCTACATCTACTTGAAGGCGAGCGCTTGATTTTGGACGTCTCTCCCACACCTAATTTCAAGAGATACGTGACGGTTACAGCTGCCTTCGCAGGCCTCACTTTGTTGGCAATGGTGAACGTATTAGTCGCCATGACCTTCTATGTGGTAACTGGGGGTGCCCCGATCACCGAGGTAGGTGTAGGCCCTCTACTCGCAACCTATGCTTTTCTCTATCTTATTCTCGCGCCGATAGTCATCGCTTCAGCATATGCCTTCGCCAACTTGATGTACAACAAGTATCACTACTGGGTCACGAATCAGCGAGTGGTCTGGAAGCATGGGGTAATAGGCTACAGCATAACGAGCGTCCCCCTCGAGAGAATCTCCGATGTTGCCTTGAGCAGAACACTTTGGGAAAGGGTCTGCGGAGTGGGCGGCGTAGTTGTAAAGGAAATGGGAGCAGTACCAAAGTACGGTTACCGGTATGGAGCAGTCGGGTGGAGTTTCCCAACGATGATAGCTGTGCCGGATCCTG